AGTCGCAGCCACAGTAGCAATAGCAGCAGTAGAGACAACAGTGCTAAATTCTGGGAGGTATTGATCTTTGAAAGCAACGTCCTCATACAAGGTAGTGCATATAGTTCCATCTTCGCTTCTTTTGTGTCCGACAACACGTTCCAGCTTCTTTTCGTTACGAAAATCTCCAACCCTTAAATCGTTTTTGCTTGGACACTCTACAAAAATATCGTCTTCTTTTTTATCTTTTGGTATCTCTGGTTTAGGTGGCTTTCCTTCTGGCAAAGGTTTTGATTCTTGTTCTACTGGTGCAACTTCTTCAACAATAATAAGTTGATCTGGCTGATAATTTAAAGGATAGAAACTTGGAAAAGGACAATTACTTATAACTCCATTTGGATCATCAATTATTAGATTTCTATTGCCTGTATTCTTTGTATCTCGATGATAGTATGTGCAGCCTATAACCTCTATATTTGAGTGGTCATAATTAGGTAAGAAAGTATAAGGTAAATGAATCTTAGGAATGTTAATTTCTGGTACCTTTATGTCTGGTATTTCCAACTATAACCCAAGTTTTTTTGGCAAAGGGATTGATTGACCTGTTGTTTTTGGTAGTGCATTATTCATCACATTAGGCAGCATACCTTTTACATTACCCATAACTTGATTCATTATCTTTGCTTTAAACTGCTCAGATGTTACATATTTGTAACCAAAGTAGCCCCCTCCAATGACAGATGAGACCATAATAAAAGAAAGGATGCTTAAAGCGTTTACTATTTTTTGAAACATGATTAGAGAAGCATTTTTAAAAGCATTAGTTCCTGTGACAATAATCACATTTTGTGGTCTATGTGCCTTAGCCCCACTCTATCTGTCACTCTCCATGATGACAAGGCAAATGGAAAAAACTAATTAATCAGCAGCTTCGGCTGTGTTTCCCTCTGCTACCCACTCAAGGTACTCTTGATAGTCGGTATTACCTTCTATAAAAGGAATGTCTAAATATCTATCTCCACCACAATATTTTTTAACTAAGGTAGTTGTATCAATATGAGAATTGCCATCTGAATCTACATAAGTTAATTTGTGTTCAATTAATTTATAGATTGGATCATTTGGAAATGCCATAATCATAACTCCGCTTGAAATGCTACTTTAGCACCTTGAGTGTTTGTCCTAACGAATACACTATCACCTTGAGTTCTAGCTAATGAGCAACTTAATTCAGCAGTACGTTCTGTACTTTTTTGTAAACTAAAAGAGCTAATATGTTCGCCTGCATTACTACCGTAACCTACATAATAAGCTGATCCTGAAGTGGCATCCAAAGATGGGCCAACTCTCATTTCTACTGGAAAAGACAAAACACCATGAGCAGTACTAGGTGAATATTGACCTAGATTACATAATGATCGCTGATTTGAACCATCTTGATGAGCAATAACAACGTAGTATCTCTGACATAAAGCAAGCTCCTGAGCAAATGACCTATGCTCAAAATCTGTTGCAACGCTGCCTACTTCTAATTGAACTCCTGTTATATAAACCGTTACACTATCAGGCAATTCCATGAAAATTTCAAGGTAACTACTTGCTCCAACTGTTTTACCGCTAATACTAGGCAGAGTTACTGTAGAGGTATATCTTGTATAAGAAGTTGTAACACTATATGATAAATTTGAAAAAGCAGTATCTACAAGAGAACTACCACCAGTACCAAAATTTTGTCTAGCATAAATATTATCTAAAGTTGTATTAGAAGCACCTTTTACATAAAAACTAAGAATAAGAGTTTGATTAGAAAAATTAGATACATCCTCTAATTTGGTTCTAAAATAATCACTACTTGCTCCTTGCATTTGAATAGCTTTAGTAAACTTTTTATCATCGCTTATTTCATCTACAGCTAAAGATGCTTGTTGCACTGTAGCACCAGCATCAACATTCCATCTGTCTAAAGTATATGCTGCAGAAGCTAATGTCCCAAAATTTACTCCTCTTTGAGATACCAACATTGCTCCGTTAATTATTAAATTACGATTACTAAGATTATTAGTAATATTGGCAGTACACGTTCCATCAGAATTATTTACGGTAATAGCAGCATTGGTAGCTCCTACCCCTTTTATCGAATTTACTTTGATTTCACTCATGGTTAAGTATCTCCTAAACGAATAAAAATAAATGAAGTAGATATTTCAGAAGAACTGCCTGTTAAAGAACTTCCTGATCCAATAGAAAAAACATGGAATTTAACTTTAACCTGAGTCGTATCAGTAACGTCTATAAAAGCAAAAGAAGTTCCGCTTCCATTTCTAGCAACACTTGTATTAGCTCCATCTGATGCATTTGAATGAGTTACATATGTGTTGTTATTTGTTGTAACTTGAGTTGATACTACAATACTGTCATTACCATTAATAACAAAAGTTGCAACTACATTTACAAGATATTTGCCTGTTCTTGGAAATGTAAAAATACCACTTGATTCTGTCATTCCAGTACCAATCTGACTTGCTGCTCCTGCTCGGTCATTTCTAAGTAAATTAGCAGTAATATCGCCATCTGAAGTTTTAGATGCTGTTAAATACCATTGATCAAATTCTGATATTCCATTAACAGTTGCCATTGTTGCGTCTGCAACGTCTGGTAATGTAAAAACTCTGTTATTAGCAGAAGAAGAAGGTGCTTGTAAGCTGAAAGACCCACCACCTGATGCTGCGTTTAGTTTAATTTTTGCGGTCATTTATGCAGCCTCCAGTGCAGCGACTTTTGTTTCCAATACTTCAATTTTAGCAATAGCCTCCTGTAATGCAGCAGTTAACAAAGGTACAAGTTTGCTTTGGTCAATACTTTGGTAAATTGGATCACCTTTTTTTATAGATTTAAGTGGTTCATCTTCAGTTGCAACAGCGTCTTTAGTTCCTGAAATTGCCTCTGGCACTGCTGTTACTTCATGTGCAAAAAATCCATCTACTATTGTACTACTGTCAGATTTCCAATTAAATCTATATGGCTTAAGTGTTTTTAATCTTGTTATACCATCAGGTATTGCAACAGCATTTTCTTTTAATCTGTAATCAGAGCTAGTGTTAAAATGTGTAGCACTTGCTGTAGTAGAAATTGAACCGACATCAGAACTATTTCTTACAAAACGTATCGCAATTTGATTCCCCCCTCCAACATTTGTATTATGTATTCCTAGTCCAAATCTAGTTCCATCATGAGTGCTTGTAATTTGACTGATAGCGGTAAAACTTGCACTACTATCAACAATAATATTCCCAGACGAATCTATACGCATCCGTTCTGTATTTGAGCCACTTAACCTTCGATTAAAAGCTAACGATCCATCGCCTTGATTTACATCTAATATGTAACCATGATCTCCTGAATCTTGTTTTAAAAATAAATTATTTTCAGCAGAACTTACAGTTAATTTAAAACTTGGTGATGTAGTGCCAATACCTAAATTGCCAGAACTATCAACAGTTGCTCTAGTCGATCCACCTGTATTTATATTGACAGTATCAGCACCAAAACTTACTCCTGTATTACTATCTGTTCCCTGTAAAGCTGGTGCGGAAGCTGATCCGTCAACTCCAGAAATACCAGTTGTTCCGTTAATGTTTAAAGCCATAATTAAAGAATAACAAGAATTGCCCCAGAAGGCACGGTGACAGTGACCCCACTGTTAATTGTGGGGCTAACAGTGTGAGCGTGCTTATTGGCCGTTAATGTGTAATTGGTCGTTACGTTTTGGTCTGTCTCGACGAACACTTCATCAGTACCGCCACCAGTAGCACCAGCACCACCTCCAATTTCACCCCATCCAGTGTTTTTATACCCTTCAAAGACGTTAAGAGTACTGTTATAGCGGAACATTCCGACTGCTGGGCTTCCGTCTCTTTGAGCCGTTGTTCCTACAGGTAAATTTAAAGAATTTGTATAGTTATGAGTTACTTTTCCAGTAAAAGTTCCACCAGCAACAGGCATCAAACCTAAATTTGCCTGAGTTACATTACCAATTTCAATATATCCATTGTTACTTGCATTTCTTATTTTTAATAGGTTTGAGGTTGTATTAACTGATAATTGAAAAGCAACCTGTGTACCACTAGGGTCTGCTGATCCACTATTTAAACTCTGTATAGCAGCAAAGACATTATTAAGATCGGCTCTTACAGCCGACCCTGTACCATTCGCTATATCATAATCTGTTACTTGTGCCATTTAAAAAATCATCTTGAGCCTATTCTACCCTCCTCTGGCAAAACCGACAGCCTGATATGTGAAATTCCTATTCACTGTACTTGATCCGTTTTTAAAAGTAATTCTAAATCCTGAGCCTGTTATATTTGTTAATTCAAAGAAATCTCCGCTTTGCATATTAACGCTTACAATTCCGATACTTGGAAGTTTACTATTTAGTCCTCCTAAGGCTGAAGTACCAACAAAGAATGGTGAATTAAATGTGACATCAGTTGCACCGCTTGATGTCAATACGCCATTTGTTGCCGAAGAATTTTCAAGACTTGTTTCTGTTCTTCTACTAAAGGCTGCTGTGTAACCAAGCTCAGTAACTTTAATATTTGTTGAAACGTCTTTTGTTTCCATGTTGCATTTAAATTTAAATCCTCTACCTTTATAAACTCCATTAGTAAAGCTTTGAAATGGTGTAAATGTTGGACTTCCAGAACTAGGATTGTCTTGTGTAACTGCTACTAATACATCTGAAGAAACATCCGATATGTCGATTCCATCAAAATCATTTCTTGCGTCTAAATCAGCAATTGCATCAAAATTATCATTAGGTAAAAAACCGATTGATTTTAAATGACGTTTGAAATCAACTGTAAATACTGCTCCAAGATCAATGACATCATTAAATTCATAACTACCAGTAAGTGATAAGCCACCAGCAGCATCTAGTGAACTTACCGCATCAAAATCTGGTATCGCATCAAACAAGCCAACACCTAATAATTTTAAAAAGGTACCTGTATCATCTAAAGCAACATTAGTTTTTGCACCTTGAAATTTTGGATTGTCTTGATCTTCTCTTCTTACAAGTGCAACAAAGCTAGGTTGTTCCTCTGGTAAATCTATAACAACAGAACCCTCACCAGCACTTAAGTTTCCTGTATCATCTTGAAATTTGATGACATACTCTCCCTCAAGTCTAGGAACCACTGCTGAAGTTGAATTTCCAGCAATTTTTGCTAATTCTTGTGCTGTAAAAAATGTACCAGAACCATCTGTTGCAACATCATGCCGTATCAAAACGAATCCCCCATGAAGCACATCAAGAGAAGTTGATTGGTCAAATTTCAACCTAACAAGTCTGTCATCTATAGGTTCAATCGTTACATTTGTTGGGTTATCAGGAAGCTCTGTTTTTCCTAAAGCATTTAATGTAAGTGTTGATGGTTCTGCACTTGGTTTATCAATCGCATTAAAACTAAAAACTCTTATTTCATAAGTACCCTGCTGACTATTTTCTATATCAAAAGTGTTACTAATAACATCTTGAACTATAAAATTTCCATCATTAAATCTATATTGAACTTGATATTTATTTACACCAAGAACAGGTTGCCAATTAATAAATATTTTACTTACAGCTTTACCATCAATAACAACTATTCTTTCATCTGCTGTTAAATTGCTTGGAGATTCTTTAATGTCTGTTAAAACAGTTGTGGTTCTAGTTGGCAAAGCAACACCATCTTCAACGAAAGCATATTTACCAGAATCATGTGCTAAAGCAGTGACATCAAAAGTCAAATCTGAGTTTTCTTTAACAGTTATTACCCTCCATGTTGTTGACTCTAAAGTATTGTTTTGAATTATAAAAACAGAATTTGCGTTTGGAGCTTCGGCTTGACCATTTGAATTTAAAAAAGCAGAATTAACATTTATTGTTGTTCCAGAAACATTTGAAATAGTTTTTGTACTTAATGATCCATCAGGCATTATCACAGATAATGTTGCATTATTTGTTGAATCTAAATCCGTATTGGTAGAGTCATCAGCAACTATAGATGTAGTGGTAGCAGATTTTATTTTTCCTCCCCTTCTTAAACCACTTTTCACAGGGTCACTAATTGAAATAATTTGTCCGCATCTTACTAATGTTCCTGATTCTGGTGTAATTCTAAATGAACAAGTTTCTCCAGATTTTTGCTCATTATATAAAAACCATTTGCCCATCCTTGCTGCCTGACCTCTACTTGTACAACCGAAGCTTTGAATTGTTTTAGTAACAACCCCATATTTTGCAATTGCATCGGTATCTTCTACAGTTTCATAATCTATCTCCCTTGTATCTAAATCAAAATATCCAACATTGATGACAGTATGTCTTGTTTTAAGTGAAGAACCACTGTAACTAAATCCTTCTTCAGTTACGTTTGCAAGAGTAAATTGATATACAGGATCAGATGGTCGATCACCAGATATAGAAATACTACCAGCCGCGTAAAATGGCATTACTCGCATTGTCGAACAAATTTGATTAATTAAATCAAATGCCTCGGACTGTTGAGTAATACTTACATTTATTGAAAATCTCGCATGTTGTCCTCCCTCCCCATCATCTACTAATTCATTGTTATAAACAGATTGATTATAAAAGGTATATTGATCTAATGAACTTTCTGCAACTGATAAGCCATAGCGAGTGTTTGTAAGAATATCCCAAAGCACCCAAGCTGGATCTGAGTGCCATTCTTTATCAGTTTTAAATGTTCCGTTAAATGTTCCAGCATAAGTTATGCGTCCAGTTTGTATATCAACAGTTGCATTATGAGGAATTTTTGTTTTTATACCTCTAAGCCTAAATGACCTCTTGGGGATTCTTGGAAAAGATTCTGCACTAAATCTTAAAGCTAAATGGGCTGTATTAGGGTATCTATTTTTTTTAAATATTATTTCTGTCATACTTGACCAACTAAAAGCTGTAAATTCTGGGCTTACAGTATCTTCGTTAGATCTTACGACTCTAATATTTATTGGAAAACTGGCATTAGAAGGTATGTTGACCAAGTAATCTCTAAAATATGCGTTTGTTGATCTTCCTTTTATAGTGTCGTTTATTGGTGTTGTTGTTGTTCCATTATTTTGAATTATTTGAACTAAAACTTTTGCAGTTGCACCAGATATTTCTCCATTATCTTGAATTTTTTGAATACTAGGAAATGAAATAGTGACTCTTACCGCATCAACAGAAGTATTAGAAACGGCTCTTGTAATAGGATTATCAAAATTAACTTGAACACCAACAGAGCTTTCCGTTTCTATATTTGAAATACCACTAATAAAACTTTGATCTGCGGTACCAAATCTAGGTTCAAAACCAACATCTTGAAAATTAAATTCTCCTTGTAAAGGTGCTGTATTACTTGCAGAACTTCGTAAAAGTTGAGTTCCATTTAAAAAAATATCCTTTTGAAAAGCATTATTATATGCAGTAGTTCCCTTAGTCAGACCAGCTTTTGATGCTGTTGCACTGCCCTCTATTTCTCCTTCCCCCACCACCTCTACGAGCGTATTGAATTGTTGTGATGAAAGTGTGTCTCTTGGTAATTTAGGATTTGTTAGAACTGTGTTTTGAGAAAATTCTTGTATTCCAGCCATAATTTGTTACCCCCTAACTTGTACAGTATCAATTCCATTTGAAACTGTTACTGATCCGACTATAGTTTCGCCATATATTAAATTTATCGGAACACCACTTTGACTAATATTTGTAATACCACTAAAAGAATAGTTTGAAGCAAGAGAGGATGGGTCTGTAGGTTCCATTCCAGAAACAGTTTGTTGTTTAGGTTTTGGAGTAAGCAAAGAGGTTACACCGCTTATAATAAGGTTGGTACCAACAGCCCCGACAATACTACCTATTATTCCACCTCCGACAAGACCTCCTATAAAAGTAGATATTCCTCCTCCAAAAACACTACCTAAAACTGGTGCAACAAAAGGAGCTATAAAACCAGAACCAGTGGCCACAGGAATTATTCTTATATCTGTTTCACCAGACATAAATATCTTTTCTTCAGTCACTAATTTATCGCCTGTCCAAATTCTATAATTGTTATAAAGTAAGTCTTTTTGTATCTCAGGAAAATTATTGTATAAAAAACTAAATGCTTGCCCGACATTATTAAGATCAGCCTCGAAAGTAGACTGACCTAAGATTTGCCTTAATTTGCCATAAACTTTAATTTTTCTCAACATAGCGATATTTCTTATAAATAGATTTTTGCATTTGAGAATCCAATAAGTCTCTTGAACTTAGTCTACCTACTTGATGATGTAAAACCATCTGTTCTCCAACATAAACACCAACATGAGAACCACCTTTATTAAGCATTTTCATCAATAATACATCATTTTTTTGTAAGTCATCTGTAACTTCTTTAAAACCACTTTTAGGTAAAACACTCTCTAACAAACCATTTGTAAACATTTCTCTTGGGTCTTTTGGTCTAGGCCAATCTTTCACCTCTAAATTGATTGATTTAAAATAATCTACTAATAAAGTGTAGCAATCAGCAGCCCCCCATATCCATTGCCGCCCAATTAGAAAAGGTTGTTTATATCCAGATGGTTTAAAACTGTACCAATCATTAAGTTCTGGGCTGTATATATGCCACTCAAGTCCTAAATACTCACAAGCCGCTTTATCATTATCAGATGGAAATATTGGCCCTTTTGGGTGAGAATGTATTAAGCCAATAAGTTCACCACTATCCTCTGCATTAGCCCAATCATCAGGATCAATTATAAAATAAGTTATTTGATTATTTGCTAAATTTTTACAAGGAAAATAAGTCTCTTTTCCTTTAACAATTGCCAAAAGACCACAGCTTTCTTTTGGTAAACATTCTCTTGCGTGTTGAACAGCTTTATCTTTCCAAGTCATGCGTCAATAAATGTTCCTACTCCATCGAAATCCTTTCTAGTAATTTGTCTTTTCGGCACAAAAACATTTGCAAGATCAAGGGCAGAAACTAACTCATACTTAACAACTTCTCTGTTTTCTATAATTTTACGATCAAGAAAAAATATCTCATCAGGAAATTTGTTTGAACTTGGTGTTCCAAAAGGATTTGATTGTGTTGTCGTTGAAGTAGTAGAAGTTCCTGTTGTGGTGTTTGGATCGTTCATTGTTATTGTGTTGCCCATCGCATTTCCATGAACAGTGCAATAATATCTTAAGTCTGACGGTGCATCTGGATAAGATGGTTGAAATGTTACTGTGCTACCAGAATATCCTTGTCCTCCAGCAATAGTCACTCCTGTAGAATAAGAGGCTCCTGAATTTCTTTTAATTCTAAGTGGATGTCCACTATTTGAAGAATCTGATTGATCAAAAATATAAGTTGATCCTCTTTTCATCGTTATCACAGGATTATTGACACCATTAAGCAAGAATATATTTACACCTCCAACATTTTGAACTGTGACAGTATAGGTAACTGTTTCAGCATCTGCTGGGTCAGCTATTGTTGTTGTGGTAGTTGTGGTAGTTGTGACAGGCTCAAAGTTTACAGCGTCTAGATTATCGGCTGTTGTCCTAATTCTTGTAAGCTTCGCTCCGTTAAGATCATTGGCTGGTGTAAAAGCATTAACAGATGCAATTAAAGTTGTAAGAGTTGATAAAACATTACTTACAGTCAATGTAGGTCTTGGGATTTGTCCTCTGCCTGTAAATTCAAACCCTTCGGCCTCTACTGGAAATCTTGCATAAGAATTTCCCTGCCATACTATTTCGCCATTATTATTTTGATTAGAACCACTATGCCATCTATAAAGTTGATCTGATCCATGTATTGAAGCAATTAGCTGTAATTCAAATAGCTCAATTATTGCTGAAGGATTTATTTTTTGTAATTCTGAAGTAGGTATTGCCATTATGGTTCTGCAACCTCCTCAAATGTAAGGTTCATATTAACTCTGTTTAGATAAGGAATAGACCTTGACCGACTTGTACATTTAAATTTTCTTGCTGAAGATTCTCCTGTCATTGTGTAATCAAAGGAAGCCTGATCGTCAAAT